CAGTCTGTGTCGAATAAAAATCTTCGTAAAGCAGAGGTACACTGGACTGACCTTGTGCTAGATCATAAGTGATCTTCTCGACAAACTCAGCAGCACCATCATCCGTACCGATCATTTCCTTGATTGTAACTTTACCTTCATTAACGGCAGTCAGTTCCATGACAGGCACTCGATGCTTTTCAGCTACGAATTTGTCTAGGTTCTCACGTGCCTTAATTCCGGCTTGACGTAAATTAAAACTCATGCTAAACCCCCTGTGGCAATAGAATGCCCCAAACTACGTTATTTGAATCTTTAGCTAATGTGACTTTTAAGAACGGTTTGTCACTTGTCGTATTCGTGATGACTCCTGCGGTACTCAGATACAAAACTGCACCTTTTGCTGCACTTACACCACCACCAACTACCAATTCATGCTCTCTCTGTTGAATTTCCAGAGAAACTGTATTACCGGAACTCGCACTTGCCATCGCAATGCCGTGAAATCCTTCAGCATAAACTGGATCACCCTTATTGACAAGTTTGGGGACTATTACATCCACCGCATTGCCGTCAGAACGAAATGTTTCAGCCATAACCTTAATCTCCCTTATTTAACTGTTGAATATTTACGTTGTGTTGCTGAAGTCCGATCAATCTGTGGTTGAATCTTTGGTACTGCAGCCATCTCTCTGACTATAGCTTTCGCCTCATCAGTTTTCAATACTTCGTCTACCATTTCGGAGACATTTACGCCTACAGCCATCTTTGGTGCAGTCATTTCTCGAATCACTTTCCGTGCTTCTGTATTCTTGACTTTTACAGTCAATTGACGATCAAGTTCCTGATCCATATTCACTTTAATCATTTCAGATACTGCCTTCGAAACATCGGCATCTTTTTCAATACCTAACGTTTCACGGATCGCTGTCATTTCAGTAACAACAGTCTGAGCCTCCGCTAGTTCTGTTTCTTTATCTGTAACAGCCTCTGTTACCATCTCAGTGACTAACTCTGGATTATACTTTTTCAGATCATCCACTTTCGCAGATTTTAGAGCATCTTCTAAAGTCATATTTATCTCCTCATCATTTATATTAACATTATGCATTTCACTTGCCAACACAAATCGACCAGAAGTCGGTACACCTTCAGCTCCCGGTCTAGCCCAATCTATGCTTTCCAGTCCGAAATCAGACATATCCATTGTACCATCAGCCAACTTAGTCATTACGCCTAGTCCGGTAATGCTAACAGCCACCTTTTTGCTTGCTGCTTGTGCAGTTCGCAGATAGTGACGGAGATTCTTGGCATACGGCAGAACATAACCTTTGACAAATAAACGCATCTTTCCATCAATCATTTTAGTAACAGCTCCGAGCCAGATAGTCTGTGCCTCTGGAGTTTTCGTTGCTCGTTCGGCATCAGTCAAATGACCTCGATAACCGTCAACGTGTTTCTCATTAACTTGCTGTGCAATGTTTTCAATAACAGCTTTTGTATAATTCCGCTTATTGGCAGATGTGCCTTCATTCAATGCCTCGATGGTGACAAATAACGGATCATCATCCTTATTGGCATCAACAACATTTTTCAATAATGCAGCGTCTACTGGGACGTTCATATCAGAGCCGTCACTACTCATTTCAGCAATGATTGCTCTACTGACTATAAAACCAGATTTTTTAATCATGACTTAATCGTACATCGTCTACTTTACCGTTGTCAATTTGTGTACAGGGTCTGGAACATTCGTAGGATCATCAATATCAGGTTCAGGTGGTAATGGATTGATATCTTCCGGTACTGACGTTGGATCGTCTATATCATCGTTAGGTTGCGGATTATCTTCGGTAGGAAGTTTCGGTTCACGGAACTTAATATCAGTTTCGTCTAACTTACCGCCACGTACTGTCAAACTTGTTTTCTGACCACAGGCAAAACACGTACCGATCATACTGAAGTCTTGTCCGGTAATAACGAAAGACTGACCTCTACGAACTATATCAATCGTACCTTCACCAATAATATCAACGAATCGTTTACCGCATTCAGGATTACTACAAGCCACACTTCTATTTGGCATTAGGTTTTGCCCCTTTACGCATAACGAACTTCCGGACTTGAGGTTTCTTAACCGCCAATCCTTTTGCTATTTCCCGATTGAACTGCTTTTTTCTTTTGTCAAAGTAACCTACTTCGACACCTGTTTGCTGCAAAAACTTGTCTGTCATCTTACAACTCCTTCACGAGAATTATAACATAAGTATTCCAACTCCTAACTGAATAAGTCAGCCAAATCATCGGCAGACATTAACACTGGTTCAATATCACAGAGACAAAACGGATGTGCATCAGGTAAATCATCTGCAGTTGCATAGGGACTGGCATCAGCAAAATCATCACATTCATCATCTACTTCATGACTATTACTTAATACCCAGTTAAAACCTGTAGTAAACGGTTTACTTGCATATATATTTGTCGTTGCATCTCGGTAAGCATCAGCCGTTTCAGACCGTGCAATCCGCATCGCATTGTACTGAATCGTACCAGCCGGAACACCGTCAGGAACAAAATCAGCAGGTTTACCGAAACGATCCCGATAAACAGTCCACGGTGCAGTCTTTTGAATGCCAGATGTAGGATTTATATATTGCTCCAACTGTACACCGATATCTTTAGCAGATGTACCGTTCTTAACACCCAATGCAATTATATTATTAACAGTCTTTTCACTACCATCTTGAATTGTGGCAATTCTGGTAGCAAACGTACTTCCGAATGACTGTTTCGTTATGAATGCTTTCATTTGATCATCGGCATAAGTACCTAATTCAGTCTTGAAAGCCCTTGCAGCATCGTAACCGCCAGCCGTAATCAATGACTTATAGACTGTGTTCATAGCAATGTCTACTTTTGCCTGTGAAACATCACCAACCGCAGTAGCAGTCTGTTCAACCAAAGTCGTAAAATAACCATCCAATTCATCGTTTGTAGCGTTAATAAGCGACGTGGAATCGTTTATGAACCCTCCACGTGTATATTGAGTTACTAATGCATTGATAACCTTTGTACTAGCATCTAACTTGCCCTGTAGGTCTAATTCTAAGGCAATAGCAATAAGCAAGAACTGTTTATCGTCCTTGCTTTTAGACTGGTTGGCATTAGTCTTTGTCAGACTTCCTATAACAGCCATCATGCCTCCTACTTCTTTTTAGCAACAGCTCGTGCAGCCCATTTCTTAGCAACAGCCAGTGGAACTTTCTTAGAATACTGTTTAATCTTCCGTTGTCTTATAACTTCGGTCTTTGCAGATTTTGCCATTTTATTTACCAGCGTTCTTTTTAGCCCAATATGCTTTTAGCCCTGATGGCATATTGCCGGTTTTGACTTTGCTACCAGATGAACTGGACTTGGTAGTTTTCTTTCGTGGTGAACTTTTCTTCTTAGTGGAACTAGTAGTGCTACCTGCTTTACGGCCATGCTTACGTTGCCATGCCGCTAAACCTGCTGGAATCTTACCCATGTTACTGTCCTTTCGGAACATTAAGAACTTTATTCTTAGCCTGTTTGATCATTGCTTGATAACTTGATGACAGGTCTGTTAATACTGTAGCCTTATTGACTGCAATAGACAATGCTGACCTTTGCGGAAACGTTAAATCAGATAACGGAATAAACGGCATCAATCTAGCAACCTGTCTTGATAAATCTACACTCATTTTAACCTCCTTTCACTATTACAGCACCACGATTCAAGACTATCATCGTATCATTACCTACTGACTGAGGTATTCTTATTGCATCATAACCCATAAGAGCAGCATCTCTACCTTGATCTCTAACTAGATTCATCTGTCCTAGTGCAATTGATTTTTCCTCTGGCGTAGAAGCATTTTGAGCATCAGCAGAGAACCCATTGAATAACGTCTGAGATTCATTTTGTATAGTATCTAAATCTATTATATTAGCATCAGGAGTTAGAGTCATTGTAATCAAATTCGTATCTGGATGACCACCTGCATAATTTGAAGCACCCATCATATTCTGAGTCGAATAAGTTCCATTACCATCAATACCAAATCCTGCATGATATTCACCAGAAACAAAAGCATCAACATACTGAGGTTGATCAACGCCTCTATAAATAGTTCCAACAGGAGAATCAGCAACAGCTTTATCAAATGCAGAACCACTCAATACAGTAGGCAGAGCATTGTAACCTTGCTTATCATAAATCTGATATAATACAGGATCACCCCTACCCTTACCATTAAATGCTTCCCCAGAAGTAAATTGATCTCCTAATGATTTCATGTAAGCAGAGTCTTTAGTCAAGTCAGTAGCACCACTTGCCTCATCAGCACTTGCAAAGTATCCGTGATATCCGTGATACGGGTTAAACTCTTTTACTGTGCTTTTGGGTTTGTGCTACTGCTACCCCCACTAGTCGATGGTGGAGTTTTAGCAGGAACAGTCTTTGCTGGAACAGTGCCAACAGGAGTAGCATTTGCAACTTTCATCTGGATTGCCAATTCTTGTAACAAACGATCATGTTCGAACTGTGCATCTCCCTGTGTTTTTGCTTGTTCTGCAGCCTCTGCCTCAGCATCTTTGACTTCCTGTTCAGGGTCTTTCAGTCGATCTCCAAGCAATAACTGTGCAGCAGTCTGAGTCGTTATAGCAGTATTTGCTAACAGTAACGTAACGATAGCCACATCAACGGTAGAGTCTTGAGTCAATATCGTTGGCCAGTCAATACTTAAAGCATAATTCGGTGGCAGACTCAGATATAACGGATTCGATAACTCATTCTGTCTATAAATATACAATGCACCCAATTCCAGTAGACTTTTCTGTAACTGTTGTCGTTTGCGTTCTGCTTTCTTTAGAAACGCTGGCATTTGACTATTCGTTGATGCATTTGAACTTGCAACTGCAGCACCAAAAATGAACTCCGGAGTTTCCGATCCTTGAACTACCAAGTTAAACAATGTACCTAGCAATGCACTCGTATCAGCCATTGTGCCATTTGCTTGTACAAACTTAGCATCGGCAGTACCTTTGCCATATAAGACTGATCCTGATCCTAACTTTAGCGTCTTGTCCGGAGAATTGACCGGATTGCCATCATCATCAGTCTGACTACTCGCCTGTGTTTTGTTCGGATCACCAGCATTCATTAACAATAGAATCGGATCATTGTTATACAGGTTGTTCTCAATCGCCTTTTTCAGTACTCTATGATACTGCGTAAACAAAACATACAGGTTCTGGAACTCACTATTGCCATAAACCGATCTAGGTTCACTATCATTTGCAAAGTGAATTATCGGTAACGGTCTATTCTGAGCATTACTCTGAGTATTTCCTGCTTGAGTAACTTGACCGTTAGACGTAACTTGATCACCTTCATCGAAGAACAACTTTTGGTATATCTGATCAGCCATACTTTGATCACCAGATGCCGGATATTTCAATATCTGAGTACTGTCCTGCCGATACTGTTTCAAATAGACAAAATCTTCTTCATTGCCGTCAGTATCAATTTCACATACGTTTTCCTGAACATCATACCCGATAACAACACCAGTGATCGGATCAAGAATCACATTAACCGTATCAGGGTCTAATGCATATAATTCTCCTAATTCGTCTAAGTACAGATATGAATCTCCATCTCGTAAGCCCCATCGAGTAAAATCATACATTAGTTCACCTTCACTGGTAATCCAGTCATTCAGGTCTTGCTGTGCATCCTCGTTATCAGGTAGATCATACTTATAGTTCTGTCCTATCGTAAAACTAGCCAATGCATTAACAATGTTCTTACCGAAAGGGCCTGCCAATAGAATATCTTTACCTTTGCCGTTGACTAAACTGGCATAGTAAACTGCTTTACTTAAATCATAATCATTCAACGTATAATCTATACTGTCAACTAACGGTCTGGTGACACTTCCGCCACTGAACAGATTCATTAAATTGTCAATCTTTCCGGCAACAGGTTGCGTAAGAAGCTGTATCATTTCTCGAACTCTTGTCCTAATACCCTGTCTATTTTCCATGAAGAATCTCCTTGATTAACATTATACTGCTATAAACCAGTATCGGCACGTCTAACTTGACCAACTATTTCTAAACCACCTTCGTTTTGTTCACCCATCAATTGTCTGAAACCATTATCTGCCATCCATAAAGCCATTAACAAATCTTCAGTGTGACCACTACCAAATCGTAGCATACCATCAACTAACATATCGACCATTTTAATCGTATATGGATCGTCTGAATCATAAGGCAATATCCATTTACCGTTTTCAAAGCCAACAGCCATACTGTTGATTCCGATATCAATATCGAACTTTTCACCACCAGTCGTATAACCGACAATCGGTAAGTCCGTTTCCTCGATCATATCCAACTCTATAGCCTTCTGATAAGCGTTGTTTTCTACCACAATGATGTCAGGATTGTATCGTTCGGCTAAACCACGTATGGTAGACCGTGTTTCGGCTGGAGACAACTTTTTAACCAACAGGTATAACGGTATCTTCATACCATTCGATGTTCGTCCAACTACCGCCATTGCTGTATCATCAGAGTCTTTCTTTTTGCTGATAGCCAAGTCAACACCTTGAGACACCATCACTTTACCCATATCCCAATTCGAGTAATCTAAACGTTGTATCAAACGCCTATGCTTACCTCTTGCTTTGGCATCATTAAGCCACATTGCTTGGAATATTGCATCTTCGGCAGCCTGTACTTGATTTCGGTAAGCCAGATTAAACGACTGACTTCCCATTGCTTTCTTGAGTGCCATCAGAATATCCCAACTCCAACGTTCCGGCCATAATACTGCTTTCTTATCATCATCTAATATGGCATCATAGACAACTCGTACATTGAACTGATTCGTACCTAACAATTGCTGGTATAGATCATCACCGTTCCAAGCCGTGCCAACAACTATTAACCGTCCATCAGGTTCTAGGACTGGTAACAAAACCTGAAAAAACCATTCCCTTGTCTTTTCACGTTGCTCAAATGTTCTGGTATTATCTTTCGACAAAATGTCATCGCAAATTATAATATCAGCACGTCTGGACAAAACAACACCACCTGTTGACGTTGCCGAAACAGTCGGGTCTTTCATGTTTATCTTGCTACGTACAACAATGATCTCTCGCTGAGTCCACTTTTCAGGCAATGCAGGGACTATATTTCCGTACTCCGCTTTGATCTTATCGTTTCGTTCCAATTGAGTCGTTATCTCTCTTAGGAATGCCTCAGACTGCGTTCCAGCAGCCGTGACTATAATGATCCGGATATTCCGATTGCGACATACTTCCCATAACGGATAATTGACTGTGAACAGTGTACTTTTGGCATGACTTCTCGGTGCTTCGAGCATTATCCATTTGTTATAAACAGACATTGAACCATACGGTAACGGTTCTACTTGCCCGAACTCATTCTGAATATAACTGCCATCGAGTAAACCACACCATTCATCGTGATGCCAGTTATTCTGAAACCCTAGCAGGTCTTCGCTGAACCACTTCAAATTGCTGTTCGTTTGTCTGCGGATCAACAGTCTTGCTTCCTTTTGCAAATTTGTCGGCATTAGCTTTTACCTTTCTCTGGAACACTTCGATCTCGCCCAGTTTAATAACAGTGTTCTCATCTAACGTCTGTAAATCAGTTTCAACATCACCAGTGAACTGACCCATTTGCATCGTACCAAAGTTATTCAAAGTCGGACTAGCAGGAATAGCCTGCCGGACACCAGTCTTGATCTCGTAATCCATAACCAGACTCAATGCCTTCAGGTACAACTCAAAATTAGCAGTTATCTCATGCATCAGAACCTTCGTGATATTTTCACGGCTGGATGCTAACTTATGACGTTCGCCCAATGTCTCAGCAGCATCACGTAACTTTTGCAAGGCATCATAATTCTTGGCATCTTCAACATTAGACTGATACGGTATAACATTTACGGAGTGTTCTTTGGAATAATACTTCCTAATGTAACTGTACAAAGCTGGTAAACTCGGTATATTCTTCTTGCCCCATTTATTAACTGCTAACGCATGAGCATCTTTAGCATTCGTGCCTGAACTTAACTGATTATCAAACCATGACTTGAACTCAGGCATACTGTGAATCTTGGTAAGAAAACCTGACTGTTTGATCTTTCTGGCTTCAAGCAAGTTAGCGTTCGCCGTTGGAACTCTACTCATCATCGCTCCTAAACTATAACTGTTCAACTACATTTTAGCACCTGTCATTAAAATACGCAGGTCATTACAGCAAACATTCTATTGAGTCTAGGACTATACTGAATAATATAACTTAGGAGATGTTACATGAGTTACAACAACTGTGGATATGAATGCGAAGGTTGTGAAGTTCAACGTACTAACACTCATCATATTTTCAAGCAGGAGACTGCCAGACAACTTGGCGGCATTACTATGAAATTCTGTCATTTACCTCAAAATATAGTTCAGATATGTGAACCAATGCATGAAACCTTACAAGCTGAATACGGTTGGCCTGACTACCCACCAATTGAAGTCATGAAAGCTGTTATTGAGACTGCTTCAAATCAAGAAGG